CATGAAGTTGTGTATCCAGTAATGGCTTACAATGGTGACTTGATTCAATTGTTTGGTACTAATCCTTCAGGACAAAACCTTACAGTGATTATTAATTCCATGGTTAATTCTTTATTGTTGAGGAGCTGTTTCTTTTCTATTTATCCTGAGAAGGATTTCAAAGAGAATTGTGCTTTTCTAACATATGGAGACGACGTTATTGGAACTGTTGATGAATCATGCTCAAAGTTTACTCATATCACTTATGCTGATTGGTTGGCAGAACATGATATGAAATTCACCATGCCCGATAAGGAGTCAACGCCAACACATTACATGACTGAGAATGATGTGGACTTCTTGAAACGTAAGTGTGTATTTAATGAAGATCTTGGACAGAAAGTGGGACTTCTTTCAGAAGATTCCATTTTCAAACGTCTTCATGCACATTTGCTTTCGAAGGAACTTACTCTACCAGAACATAGTGCTCAGAACATTGAAAGTTCTTTGCACGATTGGTTTTACTATGGTCGTGATGTATTTGAAGATCGTAGGAGTAAGCTCCAACAAGTTGCGCAGAAGTGTTAAATCGAACACTTGTGCCCTGCCCTCAATGTTTCCTATGACAAGCGAGTCAATCATTGGAGACACAAGTACCTTGGCGAGGAACTTGAAGAGGACGAAGAAATCGTAAGCCTGGAGTAGAGCTTATCTACTCGCCCAGTTCTCGATCTGGGACCTACGGGATAGCAAAATCGGTGTGTATATATGGATACCAGTGTGTATGTAACTTTTGTGTACTTTTGTATATATAGACTAGGCTTTGTACATATCGACATTCCCCTCGTGGAATACCTCTTTTTAGGGGAGAAGCTAGTCACTTCAATGTAAACTACACCACTCTTAGCACTGAGCAATGCTTTGAGATTGTAAATATCGCTTACTAAAAATGTAAATAATGTAAATAAACCGGGAACTATTATTTATCCCACCATTTTTGAAGTCTTGGCTGATCTAAGAAAGTATAAAATTAAC